TAGTAGGTGGTATAATTTCATTATCATTATCCCCAGCATTATTAATACAAGAAATATTTAAAAAATAAGTATATGACTAGTTACACATCAATTCAATTAAATGGTAGTGGAAGTTACGCGCCTAATTTAACGAAAGGAACAACTTACACGTTCGTTGTCGATAACCCAATTTTCTGCGCTTATCTCACGTTAGAATCGCTTAGAAACGCGAATGGATACTATGATGAAACATCCAAAAAAGCCATTTCCGGTTCATTTTCGGATTTTACTAATGTTGTTAATGGGATTTCATCCTCATTTTACCAAGCTGCTTTCTGTTTAAATTCGGGTTCAAATTCATTTAAATTCACACCTGCTGTTAATATATCCGGAGGTGAATTAAATTTAAGAGGCACTGGTAATATTACATTAACCATTGACTAAATTTATTTGGAGTCTGGAGGGTAAATGTGTATATTTAAGTATATAAATAATAAATATTATGGATAAAGTATATCAAAAAGGTAAGACGTTTACAACCCCGGACGGAACCATTGTTACCATGTTTGATGGTAAATTACACAGTTGGGAAGGGCCTGCCCTTATTCCTCAAGGTGATGAAAAATTGGCTGAATATTACATTAATGGGGTTAAAATGACCCATCAAGAATGGAAAAAAGCATTGCGCGGACGTGAAGGTTTGCCGTGGTATAAAGGTGGTGCCACTGTTAGATTCTAAAAATTAATTTAAAAATAAAGGTTATGCGACATATTACAACAGAACAAGCGAGTAAATTCATATCCATTGAAGAAGATGGATATGCACATATGGAACCTCATTATTTTACATCCGTAGATGATAAAGATGGATGGTCAAAAATCACTTACTATACTAATAAACCCAAACGTGAGTTTGCTGGTCAACATGGTGAACAATTTGTTTATGTTTTAACTAACAAATACATGCCTGGTATAGTTAAAATTGGATTTACTTCACTTAACCCATATGATCGAGCCCATATTATATCCCAACACACTGGAATACCAGATGAATTTAGTATGGATTTTGCTTTTAGATGTGTGGATGGTAAAAAATTGGAAGGTATGGTACATAAATCACTTCATGAATACCGCATAAAGAAAAGACGTGAGTTTTTCAAAATGGAATTGGATGATGCTATTAGTACTATTGTTTCAATTGGTAGTAACTGCTAATATTTATAGTCATGAATTTAGAAGGAATATTTGGTATATTTTCATTTTTCGATGAAAATGAACCTGATAAAAAAATAGAGCAAGAAATTGAGGAATATACTTCAACTCCACACTATAAAATCAAAATTTTCATTAAACTCATAGTTAATGGAAAAGCATTCAAACAACAACTAATACAATTCTTCCAGCAATCTGATGAATCATTGGACATGTCTAGTGTTGATTCCGCTGGGGAGTTCATGATGTATTCTAGATCTTGGTATTGGATAAACCAATGTGATTTAAATGATGATAAATGGCAGGAATGTTTAAAAAACATACCTCATAAACATTTATTTGAATGTTTAGATTCATGTATTGAGTATTATTTATATTTGGAAGAATATGAAAAATGCGCATTCCTTAAATCAATTAAGGAATTTTGTGAAAAAGCTTGATATCCATATATTGGTTTCGTATATTGCACTTTAATTTAAAAATAATTAGTTATGAATTTATCACCTGAAGAAATAGTACAAAACTGGGAGACGTTATTAGGATATATTGAGAAATATATTGAGTCACCTAGAAAAGAGAAATTGTTGGATTTCTATAATAAATTTTCGGAGCGTTTAATGTTGATGCCTGCCGCTCATAAAAAGGAATACCATAATGCATTCCCTGGAGGATATGTAGAACATGTTATTCGAGTAATCAGATGCGCTTTAGACCAACATAAATTATGGGAAAAACATGGAGTTGATACTTCTACATATACTGTTGAAGAATTAGTATTTTCTGCTTTGAACCATGATTTAGGTAAATTAGGTGATGAAGATAATGAATCCTATATTCCACAAACTGATCAATGGAGAAAAGATAAGTTGGGTGAGGATTATATGTTCAATGAAAAATTAGCATTTGCATCTGTACCTGACAGAGGTTTATTCTTACTACAATCCCATGGAGTACAATACTCATTCAACGAAATGATCACTATCCAGACTCACGATGGTTTATATGATGAAGGGAATAAAAAATACTTACTTTCATTCACACCTGGGCAGAAACCAAGAACATCATTACCTTATATAGTACATCAAGCTGATTTAATGGCTGCTCGTATTGAATTTGAGAGAGAATGGTTGGGTAAATTAAAAGATGGTAATTCTAAATCCATACAAAAATCAACACCAAAAATTACCCCAACTAATTCTAAAAAAGACAATGTTAGGAATAAAGCTTTGGGTTCAATTAAGAGTGATAATTTAAAAAACTTACTAGATAACTTATAATTATGATTTATGTAATATTAACATGTGTACTCTCTGTTAGTACCGTATTATTAGGTTTTACTACATGGAACCTTTTAAAAAAACAAGAAAAATCTGAAGACATACTTGCAGGTTATTTGGGATATTTAGATAAATTATCTCGTGTAATCGATGCATCTGATGTGAAGATTAAAGAATTAGACCAAATAGGTGCGTTTGCTAATGATGACGAAACTGGAATAATTTTTGAAGGTATAAAACAAATACAAGAAATATTAAACGAGTTTTCTATAAAACAACAATAAAAACATTTTATGCCTAAAGTAGCCAAAAATAAAAACTATTTCACCCAGGAAACCGAAGATGCTATTATATTATATAATAAAACTTCAGATCCCGCTGTTAGAGATAAAATTTACCACAAACATATTCACTACCCATTTTTCAAGTTAACTCAAAATATAATTCATACTTTTAAATTTTACAATACTGAAGTTGATAATTTAGAGCATTTACAACATGAAATTGAAGTATTTCTTTTAGGTAAATTACATCTATATAATCATAGTCAAAACATACAAGATCGTTTAGTTAAAATTATTACTAAAGAATTTCAAGAAGAATATAGTAGTGACTTTAAGGAATTTGTAGGTGATGTGGATAAAATAACCCAACAACAAATAAATGATTTCCTTGGTACCCTTAATGTATCTAAAGAATGTATGGATAAATTATCCAAGATGACTCCACCTAAGGCGTATTCTTATTTTGGTACTATAGTTAAAAGATGGTGTATCATATATAATAATAAAGTATATAGTTCAAAAACAAACCAAACACCAATAGATGAACTAAACCAAGACCATAACCCATCATACACCCCAGATTTATCCCCATCTGATGATAAGTTATTCATATTCATGGAGTCATATATTGAATATCTTGATTCGAATATTGAAAAATTATTTAGTAAACAACAAGATAGAGAAATTGCTGATTCAATACTAGAATTATTCAGAAAACGAGACCAAATTGACATATTCAATAAAAAAGCACTTTACATATACATCCACGAAATGGTCCCAGAAGCAAAAACACCACGCATTACCAAAATAGCTAATTCGTTATATGATATATTCAAACGTAATTATGTGTTTTACTTAGAAAATAGTTATATAAAATTTAACTAATCCATATTTATACGTAAAAACATATGGGAAACTTAGATGCTAATATATTTGGAAAGAAAAAATTTTCCGACATATTACAAGAAATATATAATAATCAAAAACAAAAAGCTACCCAAATAGCGGCATTAATTAATGAATTAAAACCACTTATAAACGATATAGGGGATGCTACCTTAATAGTTCCATTAATTAAAGAATATATGGAATTAGGTCTTAAAAATGATGAGCAGCTAATCAAGATGGCTACCATTATACAACGTGCTATAGGTACTGGTAAATCTGAAGATGAAGGATTTGGTATGACTGAAGACGAAAAAGCACAGCTATTAGCTGAAGTAAAAAACTTCCAACCTAAACAATAATGAGTTACAGTAAATTTGGGTTTTCCAACCTTGTTAAATCCAATTCACCACTTACTAGACAACAATCCCCCAACTCATACTCTGAAACCATAACGGCTCAGGTAAATAAAGTTATCACCTCCGATAATCCTGACCCAATAGTTAATGGTGGGATAACTTATTCAAAAATAGGAACCATACTATGCACTGCAATCACCCAGAATGTTGTAGGAAGTCAATACATAGCATTACCCAAATCAACATCTACAATCAATATACCTGAAATAAATGAAATTGTAACTCTACATAAAACATTATCCCCTAACAGTAATGGAGGTATGTGGCTTTATGATCAACCCCATTCATTATATAACGGCAGCTCCGTTAATAATAATAAATCTACACCATTAAATACCCAACCCAACCAGCCCAACAACATAAAAGATTATAAAAAAACAGAATTGGGTATACCAAACCAACAACAAACACTACAACCACCCAAACAAGAAACATTTACCGAAGCAGAAATTAATCCTCTTACCCAAAATTCGGGGGATATAATTCGCTATGGTAGACATGGTCAAAGTTTACGATTTGGTAATAATACTGGTAACCCAATTACTATACTTAGAAATGGTCAAACTAAATCGAATGAGCCTGGATTTGTACCCATCTCAGAGGATATTAAAAACGATTTAGCATCACTATACTTAACATCTACCCAAGCAGTAAAATTCAGTTTAGCTAATGAAAACTTCACTTCATATCAAACACCACCAATAACCCCATCATCATTTAATTTACCCCAAGTTATACTATGGTCGGATCGGGTGGTTTTAAACGCGAAATCTGATAGTGTCTTAATTAGTGCAGCCAAGTCGGTGGGTTTATCATCTAATGAGAGTATCAACGCTGATTCCCCCTTAGTGCGCATTCATAGTCCTAATATAGTATTAGGTCCTAGCTCTAAAGATGAAGACATAAAAGAACCCCCCCAACCCGCATTACTAGGAGACATCACCATAGATCTTATTAAACAATTATGCTTTTCAGTTAAATCTATAGCCAATCTACTCGAAACATCCCAATTATTCCCTGGAGGTGCACCAGTCCCTGATGCTGCCGGAAATGTAATAGGTAATACTGCATCCAATGTAGTTCAGGGCATATTAGATAATTTAGATAAAACTAAATCCAAATACATCAAATTAAAATGATATCAGGAATAGTCATAGATTCATCCACTACCAAACCATTGAAGGGTGTAAAATTAACGTCATCCAATGGTGACAGTCCAATTACATCAACTACAGATGTTAATGGTAAATTCATCATTAATATTCCTTCATTCCCAAATAATATAACCATTTCATATGCTGGATATAATACTAAAGAGGTAAAACCATTTAAAGGTGATGGTGAAATCAAAAACGATTTAGGTGTACAGCAATTAACCCCACTCAAACAAGATATATCTAGGGATTTACTTAATTCATCTCAAATGAGTACATCTCAATTAGATTCATTACTTAAATCCAAAAAAGACGCTAATTATTATACACAAAAACGACTAAGTGATACTGTTAAAGATATCAAATCTCAACTAATGCCTATAGCCATAGGAATGGTTGCTGAATTTGGATTATCTGATATTAGTACATTAATCACTAAACCACAATCAGAAATTCAAAAATATGTGAATAATTCAATTTGTCCTACCCCTGATACGTTGAATAAATTATTAAATACTAAAAACAAACTATATAAAAAAATAAATAATATCTCAACCACCATTGATGTAACTACTAAAGCAGCAGGTATAACTACTGGTATATTGGGTGGGTTAAATATAGCATTGCAGGTTTTAAAAAATCTTCCTGTTCCTGTAGCCATAGCCGGTGTGGGTATTCCTATGAATGTTATAACCCAAGTTCAGAACTCAATTAAAAAAATTGAAGGAACCATTAGTAAATTAAGTGCGATAAGTGCAGGCTCATTAATACTATTAGTATCTATACGTCAAGTATTAACCCAATTAATGCAATATTTGAGCCTACTAGACCTACTCATCCAGCACTGTGCTCCAAATACCCCACAATCACAAGAAACATTAAACCAAGCACTACTTGATTTAACTAAAGAAGCTGAACAACAATCCGTGATAGTTCCACCCACCATAAACGGATTTACATTAAGTGTGGAAACTGAAATTACCGAAAAACCATTAAAACGTAAACGGGCAATAGCCAAAAACAGAAGTGGTGTTAATCTTTTGCAAGGAGAGTGGTCTTTCAGCTCAATTGATCAGATATTGATAGACGAATTAACATTCTATATTCAAACCAAAAATTTAAAAGCAGATTAACCTAATATTTATAAACATATGAAAACATCAGAACTTAAACAGTTAATTAAAGAAGCCGTACGTGATGCTATACGTGACGAAATGAAGGATATACTTTTAGAAGCACTTAGATCTCCTAAAACAACTATCCAAGAAACTCGTACACCACAAACCGACTTTCAACCTACATTTACCCCACCTACATTTGATGCAAGAGAAAAATATGCAAATATTTTAGGTGAAACCGCAATGAGTTTTACTAGCCGCGATGTTAACCCATTCAATCCATCCACTGTAGGTGACCCAGTAAACGGTAATTTGGGTAGTGGAGAATTAGGTATGGACCAAATTATGAATTTATTAAATGGTAAATAATGGGATTTGAACCTATTCAAATACAACCTATTGACTTAGATGAGAGTGTAGCTGTGGGAGTAAACCTCCCATTTAGCTCACCTTCTGTATTTTCATCCAACTACCAAACACGAGACTCAACTAAAAACAACTTAATTAATTTTTTCCTAACCAACCCTGGAGAGAGACCGTTAAACCCAACATTTGGTGGTGGTTTACGATCATTCTTATTTGAGCAGATGGATAAAAATAATTTAGAATTTTTATTC